TTTCTGTATATTTAGACCAAGAACTAATTTGTTCTAAAGTACGTCCACAACCTAGACATAGTTTATCTTCTAAGACACATACATTGATACATGGAGATTTAATTAAGCCATTCGTCTGGTATAATTTCTTCTGCATATATAAACCCATGTCTCTCTGCCCATTCAGCACAAGTCATTTTAGTGCCATCTTTTCTACGTTTAGCACCTTGAACAGTGCTGTTAGCTTTTTGAAATAAGAATCGTATATCAAGTTCAGGGTGTTGTTCTTTCATGCTTCTCATCTTACGTTGAGCATCTTGTCTGAAGTAACCTTTGATCTCAATATACATATCTCCAATGCGAAGATCAGGTACATAATTACGCTCTACTACGTAAGGTAGCTTACAAGGTTCATACTCATAAACTACCCCACGAGCATCGAGGTTTTTCTGCACACGTTCTTCTAAGGTTGACCTAGAAGTCTGCGACATTATCAAACTCCTGTATAGAGTTTGTGGCTTCGGTTGTAGGAGGAGCAACAAAGCCATCCTCTTCGTCAAATATGGATGTGGTTGCGGAGTTACCATATTCGACAAGATCTATAACTTGTACAGCCTTTAATCGTAACGAAACACCTACTTTCTTTGTGGCTTGCATCACGTATGGGATAGGTTCAAAAGCTACTTTAACTTTTGATCCATTACCAATAAGTGTTTCTTTGGTCATAGGAGTTCTTTTTGCATCAACGACAGCAGGTTGTTGTTCATACCAAGTGCCGTCTCTCTTCTGTACTTTTGCTTTTAGTTTAAACTTAAACTCAACAAGCCCTGTATCATCTCCAGTTTCTCTATCATAAACAGGGTTTGAACAGCATTGTGTGGTCAGCGTATTTTTAAGACGAGGATCTTCTTCTACCGCCTCATTAAACTTAGCTTGAACTATCTCATCTAGTTTCTCACACATAGGTGTAGCATCAGCAACAGGCATTTGAATATTGATACTGTAATCTCCCAAGGGGTTGAATTTAGTATCAGGTTCAAAGACTTTTGCCCACTGAGCTTTACCTTCTAACACTAATAAATTTTTAGCCATATTTACATCCTTTAGTTGTTTTCAAATTGTTGTTGGGCTTAAGGGGAAGTTTAGGATTATGCGAAAAAGTAATCACTTTGTAAGACCTCCTTTAAATCCAACGTTCCTTGTTTTGGTGGTTGTGGTACATCCACTCCCTCTGGTAACGTAGTTACTGCGTTAGTGTAGAGATCATGTAATACATCATTGTTCTCATACATCTCTACAAAAGCTGAACGTAACTCATTGTTTAACATAGGCATATTAGGACTATGTGTTGCATAAGAGTCATGCACCATTGCAAAATCTTTTATGCCTTTATCCAAACAATTATTAACTGTAAGTGTAAGAGCTGAAGCATCTAGTGAATGTACAAAATTTGGACTAGCTGCTGATAACATCTTACGACTATCAATTGTATTCTCATCAGCTTCTCTGTAACTGAGCCTAATCATTGACCCATTTAAATGTGACTGAACTCTTTTCTTCTTACTGTTTGGATAATATTGTTTAACTATAATGTTTGTGGGTGTTTTCCAATAAAAGGAAATACCGTTGTCTACATACAGTTTTGCAATATCTTTTATGTAATTCATTGCATCAAAAGCTGACACAATAACTTCACTGATAGCTTGCCATACAAACCCTGATAAATATAAAGCTGGTTGAAAGAACTCATCGTTCCAAGGGTTACGACCTTTACATTTTTCTACAAGAGCTTCTTGTATGTATGATCTACAAGCATGACGAGTGCCTGAATATGGTACAATCATGACTGATCTTTTTGTAATTTTTCTACAAACACCAATGTCAAGTAATTGTCTTGCTAATAATGTACTTTCTTTTTCTAATAGTTTTGTAGCTCTGTTTGCTACATCAGTATAAATGTCTTGAGGTATGTGGTTAGGTGTTAAATTAACTGCTTTACCGCCATCGGCATCTCTTAACATAGCTGATAAATGTTGTAATCCATTACAGCTACCATCACTAGCACAAGGTAAGTGTGTTACATATGCCTCACCAGAACCTTTTGCAATGGTATACTCTGCCCACTCTTTACACCATGCTAATGCTTGCCAAGGTTTGTCTGCTTCCTGCCACCATTTGTTAGAAAAAGGATCTTCATAAACAGCAAGAGCATTTTCAGTATTTTGTAATGCCCATATCTCTCTTTCAACTAATGATACTTTATCTACACCAAATACATTTGCTCCATGTATAGCAAGCCAAGTTGCATCTTCATCACTTTCTATATACACACCATTAGAAAACTCTAACAATGCTTTTGAGTAGTCAGCGTTTTGTGGTGAGAGAAAAGATTCTACAGGATATTTACGTCCTCTAAAATCACACTGCCAAACAAACCAGAAGCTGTCCATAGTAGCGTATTCTTCTGCTAGTTGTATGGTACGTTCAACCTGAATACGCCTAGACATATTCCTGCCGTTTTCTGTATACACTTTGTTACGCTTAGTTTTAAACTCTTTAAATTCTTCTCGTTGTTCATCTGTTAAATCTTTTGGATCTACGCTAAATGGATATGGAGGTACAGGTAAGTTATCTCTTGGTGGTAAACCTTTCCACTCTTGTCCACTGTCCCATGCTGTACGTAATGTTTCAGCTACAAACTTATTAATCCTCCAAGGAGTTTTCTGTAGAGAATTAACACAACGATATTCCATATTTAAATCTTCTTTGTTAAATGCTTCAATGTAATCTTTAATATGTTTTTTCATATGCCATGAATCCTCAAGAAAGGTTTTTTATTAATATGCTCTGAGTAATAACCACCACCCCAAAATGAATTCCAATCCTTAGGCTCAATAATACATGGACTGTATCTTGGTAAGTTACTCTCGTGAGTATTATTAAATGCTTTAATCCATTCAAGTGTATCGTTTGTAGGTTCTAAGTAAGTTACACTTTTACGTCTGTTGTACTCATTACGTATTTTTACAATACCTGTATCTTTTATAATTATATCAATCAGCCTGAGTCCAACATGTATCCTATCAGTGTCAGACCAATAAGGAATCTCAATACCATCTAAGTTCATTTTATAATTTAAACCATGACGTTTATGATCAAAACCTTTATCAGATTTTTGGTTTGCCATACGTATTAAATTCTTAGCTGTTTCTTTATCTAACTCTAGCCACTTATCTAATCTCTTTTGTGTCTCAATGTTTACACCTACAAGTCTTGCCACGTTAAGTAGAGGTACATTTTGAGATACTTTATCAACTACAGATATTAGAGCTAAGTATGATGCTTGATCAGGGTTCAACCCTTGTAGTAATTTAACAGCTATATCTCTGTTACTTGTTTTTGTTTTTAATAATTTTTTTATACCATCAGCTACAGGTTCACATACCCCAGCTATTATTGTCCTCCCATGTTTTTGATTGTAGATTTGATGCAACCATGTCATCAAGTTGTTTGTTATACCTATCAATACCAGACTGAAGCATACGATATTCTAGCTCAAGTTGTTTGTCCATACTAGTCATGTCTAACCCTCGTTTTGGGACACTAATTAATGAAACTGTGGCGTAACTCATAACTTACTTCGTAGTCGTAGTTAGTACCACACCAGATAATAAATATAATGTGTGTATAATTTTGTTAATAACTTCGGTGGCGTAGTTACATCTCTTAACCTTAGAAGGCGGTTGCTCTATCCACTGAGCTACGGACGCTATAGGTTTTTTTAACAAGGTATAACATTTTACGCCACTGTACGCCACTGTTACGCCACACTTTCCAGTATGTCACAACCATTGACAATGTTTGTGGGTGCTAGGTGAGCATATCTCATAGTCATCTTAATATCCTCATGTCCCATCCACTCTTTTACTTTGTATATATCCATACCACCTTGTACTAATCTTGAGGCACAAGTATGTCTCCATGTGTGCCAAGTAGTATCTTCTAAATGAAGTTGATTACGAAGTCTAGCCCAAACTCTACGGCAGGTGCTATCCTTGCTAGGGTGTTTGTCAAACTTACGTCTTTGTAATGTTTCATAAACCCTATTAGTGACAGGTAGTAGTAAAGGCTCACCATTCTTACGATCAGGTATGTATACTCCCCACCTGTTACCTAGCCTATGTAACGTAGTATCAAATTTTAATAACTCACCAGCTCGCATACCTGTATCACAGGCAACAACTGCACAATCATATAAGTACGATTGATTCCATGATTTAAGAGTTAGAAGTATTAACTGTTCTTCCTCTTTGGTAAAGTATCGTAACTTACCTTTAGGTTCAGCTTGTCTACGTATCTTGGGCATCTTAGACAATCTTTCTTGCTCGTGTGCAAGTCGTAGTGATCTTGATATTACATTAAGATGTTTGTTAATTGTACTTGCCTTGCTACCTGATTGTTTCAATCTTACAATCCAATCATCTATCTTGTTAGTAGTAATATCTTCAACGCTTGTCTTAGCACCAAAAACTCTTCTGATTGTATTAATTAAATAAGCATATTGTTGTTCACTCTTACCCCCACTCCAATACATTTGATTAGCATTTTCCATTGCTTCACCTATTGTCATGTTACACGATTGTGATGGTGTTGAATGTTTTGGTACTGGTAATCCTTTTTCTAAAGCGTGTCGTACTTGTGCCTCCCATAAAGTAGCTTCTGCGTTAGTGGAGAAAGTCTTACGATACCTATCACCCTCTGGTGTAGTAACATATGCTTGCCATTTTTTACCTCTAGGTTTTACACTCATTACAGTACTACCTCCAAAATATATGCAACAGCTACACAAAATAATATATGTGAACTAAACTCAAACATAGATGAATTTAATAGTTTTTTCATAATGCCTCCAATTTCTTTGCAAGTCTCTTTCCTCGCTTCGTTAGTCTTATAAACTTTTCATTACGTTTTTCTGGGTTCTCATATAGTTCAATGAGATTATGCTTAACTAGCCAAGCCATGTTACGACTAGCACTTGCACTTGTAGTGTCCATCTCAGCACCCACGTCCATAACTCTTATGTCCTCTGATTTAAAATAAGTTTGTTGTGCTATGTATAAATAAGCAAATACTGTTTGTATGCCTACCCAAGCATCAAACTCTCTAAATTCTTCAATGATCCGTAGATGTTTTCCTAGACCAGACAATGCAACCCCCTAACCAAGACAAGAATAAATCATATCCGTATCTTGTTTTTTTAATTAGTATTCTTGGTAACTTGAATCTGTCAAACAAGCAACGATAGATACTAACTTCATTCTTACCAAAAGAAAATAACATTTGTTCCTCCCTTGTCAATACTTATTACGACATCGTAGCTAAAGTAAAGCGTTTTACTTGTCAATTAAATGTTAATATCAAATATTAATACTAATTACTGTTAGGATTATCCTTAAAATACTTTAAAAATATAGCATCTTCATCAATGAAAAAAGGTACATTTCGTTGCTCCTCTGCTTTATACTTTGCAATCTTATCAGCATACCTTTTGTTGTAATCATCAATTGCACATTGAGGTATTACTATTTTCTCCATATTACTCCTTGTCAGGTGTACGTTGCAGTTCTATTGCTTTAACATTATCATCGTCAATCAACTCTCCATGAAACTTACGTGCTTCATCTAGTGAGTCAAACATAGCACCATATTCTTTTAGCTTACCATCAGTTACAGATATTTTTTGGAACTTGATTATTATCATTTAATTCATCTCCACATTCTGTTCAAACCTATCATCAGTAGCGTTGTAGTAAGCGTGTTCTCCTGTTTCATGATTATACATATATAAGTATTCTTTATCTGCCCAATAGAAGGGTGTCTCTCTACCTCCGTTAGCAGGTCGCCATGCACCGTTGTGTTCGTAGTCCAAGATGTCCATAGTAGCTTTCTCCGTAATTAAGTGTTGAGGTATATCTCCTTTCTTACAAAAAATACGTTCATAATTGTCATTGTATTTCTGTGCGTTTGTTCGTCTGTATCTACTGCCCTTACCACTCATGCTTATTCCTCCCATGTAACCATTTGTCTTCAGCTATTCTTTTCTGTTCAGCTACAAAGAACAAGTACATATTCTTAACTTGTTTCTCCAAGCCTAACACATATTCATCATGCTTAACGTGATCGTCCCAAGCAATGCAGTATTCACTTGGATTATCCTCACTTGCGGAAGTTACATCTACTAAGAATACAACAAGCATTAGTCCAAGTAGTAATAAAAGTTTATCTTTCGTATTCATCGTAAGTCCCTCAGTTCAATGTGTATTGTTTTTGAATATGGGTATTCCTTGTAGGATTCAACCTTTATTGGACAAGTACTCAGCCATTCAAGTAATTCATTCTTTGGTGCATCATAGTTATCTATATATTCTTGAAGTGTATCTTCATTCATCACTTACTCCCCCATGTCTCGTTGTGGTGTGTCCCATATGTATCTACCTGTGTTAGCTTCTCGATACAGTGAGAGATAACCAAGATGCCATTCGTTGAATGTATCGTCCTTGAAGTCTGACAACACTGCAAAAGGATTGTCTGATAGTTCATACTTATCTAGCCTAGTTAGTGCTTTCTTTCTGCCCCATCTCAGCTTAAATTTACGATATGAAACTATATATTCTTTTTTCATGGTGGATATAAAGTATCTATCTGCACCGTCTCTATCTTGTCTTACTGTTAAACCTGCTAACTTACATACTCCTGCAATACCTCGCACGATAGAACGTGCAGTTCTGTTATGAATGTAATTAAACATACCATATGACCTCGCTAGTTAATGTTAATGAAATGGTAGTCTCGGTTTCAAGGCTTAGGCTACCAGAGAGCCATGTAATTTAATTAAAAATTTGCCAAGTTATTTATAAAACTTTGTGATACTTCTTCCACGTTCAAACGATAATCCCCTAGCCATTTATTGATGTGCTTAGTTGTAGTACGTGAATAATACTCGTTTGTTTTTACTACTCTGCCTGATGGCAATATTGCACAAACTGGTGTTTCGTAGCTAAAAAATATAGTAGCTCCTGTTAAATTATCAAATAATTCCGTCATGTTTGAGCCTACGTTTTTTAATTTCATGATATTATACCTCGCTTAATTGTTGGTTTAGTACTGCTAGTTGTTCGCCTGTGTAAATAAACTGCTCTTCTAATAATGCCATCAAGTAGTCATGATTGTCAATTTCACTGTAATAATACGCATCATTCATCACGTGTAACGCTAACTCTTGATCGCTGTACGCTGTTAAGTCTTTTCTATAGTCAAACATTTGTAATACCTCGCTGTTGTTTAATTAATGCTCTTGGACTTTTTATTGCCCGTAATTGTTAGATATATGACATGGTGCATCAACGTTTATTGTACCGTCGCAAATTTGTTGAATAATTTGATAAGCAAGTCTAAGGTTTTTAAATTCACCTATTACTGAATGAAAACCACCTGTATCTGTTACCATATTTATCTCACATTTAGTTAGTTCTTGTCCATGCTCCGTGATTTCATCAAGAGTAACCTCAATCTCTAAATCACTATAAAAACATTTAATAAAGAATAAATGCCCTTTAAGCTGTTCAACTTCATAAGCATTCAAATTACTTTCTATATCAAGAATAAAAAGTTCAGTTGCTTCGTTCATGTGTTATTGCCTCGCTGTTGTTATTTGTGATGATTAGAAGCTTACTTGAAAATCAGAATAATTCCAGTGATGACTAAGTTAAGTTTTGTAAAGTTATGTTAAGAATTGTAAAGATGTATCTACTGGCAGTCTTACTGCTCTTGATGCCTGTTCTCCATTACCTATAGCAAAATATTGATTAGCAGTCACAGACC